GACCAAAAACATTCAACGATAAAATATTATCATATCGCCCAGATTGCTTCGAGTTAGTCGGATATGAATCGCATTCAGGAATTAAAGCACCATTATCGAATTAATTATGATATATAAAGTAGGAGTAGTTGTTGGTATATTCGCTATAGTATCTTTACTACATTACCTGTCTAACAGAAATTACTACAAAGTATACAAAAAGTAATATTTATACTTGATGTTAATTACAATTACACCAGACGAGCTAGAAGAAGAATTCAAAGAATCGTGGAGGATGGGATTTATATCTCACCCTCACATTGATTATGCAACAAATGCTATTCATGCTGTGTTTGAAAATAAAGATGTTATTATATTCAAATTCTATAAATATGGGTGGGTAAGCGATAATCGCCAAAACACATATTCTATTTCAGCCGGTAGTGCTGGAATATTAATTAAAATAAATTAAAATGAAAAAATTATTATTACTATTATTACTCGTATCGTTTGGTTTAACAGCACAAGATATTGTGGTAATCAAACACACAAATTACACAACACACTTTAGTAAATCAAAACGCTACCCTGTATTAGTACAATGGGAAACAACAAGAGAAATGGTAGGCTGTCCAACTCCATTAAAGAGAAAGGATAACTTTAAGCCAGACCCACAATTGGTAGATGAAACTAATATCGCATTTTATTATGTAAAGAGTGGATACGATAGAGGACACGTAATGCCAGCAGCCGATAACCTTTGCCAAACACAAGCAGTACAAGATGAATGTTTCTACTTTTCAAATATGGTAGCACAGACTCATAGATTAAATGCTGGGGATTGGAAATCATTAGAAACAGCAACTCGAAATTGGGCATTGATTAGTTCAAAAGTAAGAATATGGAGTGGTTCAGTTGGTGAAGCAAAGAAAATAGGCTTAGTATCAGTTCCTACTCAATGTTGGAAAGTAGTTCAGGTAGCAGGTAAATGGCATGCTTATTTATTTAACAACGATCTATCTAATCCTGATGGGTTTGCAAATAATGAAGTTCCATTAGCACAAATAGAAAAATTAACTGGGTTTACATTTAAATAGATGTAAATTATAATTTGTTTCTTAAAAATTTCCTTATTATATTTAAGAAAAATAAAAGTTATGGCTGATTTTTCAAAACAATGGTGTGAGATTAATGATTCTGAAATGTCTTGGGATTTTGATATTTTAGAGGTAGCAGAATCTATTACTTCACAATATGGTAAATCATACATTTGTGAAGGATTTGGATTTGTAGCTATTGCTAAAGATGAAGATAATAATATTTTATTAGCATTCCCTGAAGGTCACGAAAAAATTAATTGGAAAAAATATAATGAAGTTATAAATGGATAAATTTGTAGTAGATACAGTAGTAGCAAGCATTATTGCTAAATTTGAGCGTAGAGCTCGTTTTGGTAAAACAAAATATGGTACCGATTTAGATCGTACTGATTTAGAAAAAATTGATTGGATTAATCACGCTCAAGATGAGTTAATGGATGGTATTTTATACCTAGAAAAATTAAAACAAGAATTACAAAAAGATTAGGTTATATATATTTATACGAAATGAAAAACACATCTACATATTGTACTTCGACTTGGCAGGAAACGGCTAGGATAGGGGAATAATATAGATAACGTATAATATATTAAAATGGCCCCTAATCACAAGTTAGGGGCTTTTTATTTGGGAGTGTTGAGCAACGGTTGCTTAGCAGACTGTAAATCTGTGGTCTACGACATTGGGGGTTCGAATCCCTCCACTCCCACAAACTTATCATATGCGGTGAAACCGTGTGATAGCCGATGAATGAAAGTAATACACTTAATGGCTGTGGCCCGTATGGGGATAAAATATTCATCTGATAAGTTAATACGCATCTTTGGTGAAATGGTATCATCACGGTCTCCAAAACCGTTGTTCTAGGTTCGAGCCCTAGAGGGTGTGCATAAGTTGAGTTGGCGGAGTGGCCAAACGCACTCGTTTGCAAAACGACAAAATCGCTGGTTCGAATCCAGCACTCAACTCTAGGAAATAAAAGATTTCCTGATTATGTTTATTATGTAAGGAGAGTTGTCAGAGCGGTCGAACGAGGTAGTCTTGAAAACTATTGTCTGTAACAGGACCGGGGGTTCGAATCCCTCACTCTCCTCATAGGTTGATTGGGATGTATTCTTTAACTGTAGGAAGGGCGGATACAATCGGTTAGAAATGCCAATCATAAAAGTAGATGTCCACGCACCCATCTTCTACTTTCCTAAATTGCTTCCGTAGCTCAGATGGTAGAGCAGCTGACTTGTAATCAGCAGGCCGTTGGTTCGACCCCGACCGGAAGCTCAGTAATGGCCCTATCGACAAGCGGTTAAGTCACATCCCTTTCACGGATGAGTCACGGGTTCGATTCCCGTTGGGGCTACAGTAAATTGCTCGATGGTGTAGCGGTAACACAAGCGTTTTTGGTGCGCTTATGGTAGGTTCGAATCCTGCTCGGGTAACAAATATTTATTATTATGATAACAACAATTGCAATTGCCTCATTGGCTGGATTTGGTTTAGGATGTATTTGTACTCTATTAGCATTTGATTGTCCTAAATGTAAATGTGAGTGCAACGATAATAAAAAACAACTATTAAAAGGATAAGTTATGTTAGATTTAAAAGAATTACTTATAATGCTCGGTTTAGCCGTAGGTGGTCCGATGCCTAATCAAGACATGACATTTTACAGACAAAAATTGAGCAATGAGATGATAATGGAGCAAAAGCTTCAATCAGAAATTAAAGCGCTTGAATATCGTAAAATGTGGGATGATGTAAATAAAACAGAAAAAACAGATTTTGCATCTAATTGGTTAAAAGAGAAAAAAACCGATGATAAATTAACTCAACACAAAAAAGATCTTACTCAAACTAAGAAAAAAATCAAAGTGCTCAAACAAATCATTGAAAAAGATTCATTAGAGCGCATTAAAGTAGAACCTATAACATTATAGGTATAACTATTTTACTAGACCGATAAGTCTTTATTAATATCTAGCAACCCGTTTCTCCCACCAGCATGTCTGCGGTTAGATACGGGTTGTTTTGATTTATGTTCAGTATTATCAAATTTGACTAAAACTGCGCTAAATAATGTACTAATTAATAATGAGATTGCTAATAATGGCATTTTATTTTATATTTTATTCGACAATACGTATATAACACTTCCACGAAAACGACAAATTGCCATAATGTTCGTTGAAAAATCCACACTACGCCTATAATATTCAAATTTGATTTTGTAGTATATACTATATTTATGAGGGAACTAGTTCTATCTATGAAGAAAGTAATTGCTATATTAATATTAGTTTTGGCATCATTCATTAGCCAAGCGCAAACTCCTAAGTTATTTCTACATAACGTAGAAAACAAAATCCAAATTGGTAAATTAGCAGGAAATCGCAATTTAGCATTTGGTGTCAAAAATATAGTTGAAGAGCTATTATCCGAAAATTATTCATTAGTACCTACTAAAGACGCTGCTGATTATTCAGTACAAGTCGACATCGTATTTTTAGATGTTGAACAAGCAAATGTAAGTATAGGTATAATGCATCAAGATAAACAATCAGTCGTTATTAGTATGGTTGGAAAACTATTAAAAGGCGATAAAGTTATAAAAACAAAAACAGCAACAGAAAAATCATCCGAAGTATCAATGTCTACTTTAGTTATTTCTGAAGCAGGTGGTTTTAATCAAACATCATTATCAAATGCGTTGAAGAAAGCATCGGTTTCATTAACAACTAAATTATTAGACAAAATATGAAAAAATTATTATTCTTACTATTATCATTAGTAAGTTTAACTGCGTTCGCTCAAGAACCAAGAGTAAGATTATCCGATGACTCTACTAAAGTAGATGTAAATGGTGGTGTAATTGACAAAGGTGATGAATTTATCGTTAATGTTCAATTAAATGGTAATGGAAATACAACAGCTCGTTCATTGTATTTTGATTTTGAATTTAATAATGCTGCATTTGATTTTATTAATGTAAACCATACTGGAACTGGTGGTAATGGTGGTGTACTCCCTGCAGGTTCATCAATTACAATAAGTAATTACACATACCCTGGATATTCATATGTTGGGGCTGCAAATAACACTACAGCAAATGGTAATACAAACTATAATAATGCTAATTATAATTATACTCAAGGTGGTCCTAAAACCATTATTCGTGTTTATCTAAACTGGGCTACAAACTCACCATTACCTTATAATGCATATAGTGATTTATTAAAATTACGTTTTAGATTAAAAACAACAGCAGTGGGTGATGCATGGGATCCAATCAAAATGAACTTTGCAGCATCATTTAACCAAAACGGCTCATCAGGTGCTTGTCTAAATGAAATTCCATTAACTACAGTAATTACTCAAAATCCAGACGCTAAAAAATTCGTTAAAGCTGTATTAGATTTAAATGGAAATATTAATCCAGCTCATGTTAAAGTTGGTTTCTTAAAAGCAGATAATACAGGTCCTTTATTTAACGTAACAGCAAATGGTACTGTAAATATTATTGATTCATTACTAACCGGTAATACTCAATATAAAATTATGACATTTATTAATATGGATCAGTTACCAGGCATAATGAATGCCGCCGTATCCGTATCTGACTATACAACAGCAGAAGCTGAATTCATATCTCAAAACTTAGATAAAACATATAAAAATATTAGTATATTAACAGGTATGGGATATTGGGCAGCGGATGTTAATAGAAGTAATGTTTTTGATGGTGGTGATTTAACTCAATTATATGCACAAGCTGTTGGTGTTAACCAATTACTTGTATTACCAGCAAATTATGTACAAGGAAGTGGTGGACATATGAGTGTACCAACATTTAAAGCAGCTCACTTTGATGCATTAACACCTTCAAATTGGGGAACAGATGCAGCTAAAACATCTCAAGCAGTGTTTGAATATACTACAGTACCAACTCCAGGAACCCCACCAACAATTAATATTAAGTATGTGCTACCTGGTGATGTAAACCGTTCACATTCATCCCAAGTAGTTGTTAATGGAGCTGTAAGAACTAACGCTATACCTTCATTAAATAAAAGCATAGCTAATAAATTATATGCTGCTGGTCCTAGTATGAATCGCACTGAAGTATTTATCAATACTCCTCAAAATGTAGCTTCAATTGATGTAAATTTAAAAAATGCAACTGTAACTTCAAATACAATTGAAATACCAGTAAGCATAACAGGAAATGATATTGCTGCATTGCAATTTGAATTTAAATACGATGCATCAAAACTTAAATTCGAATCAATGAAATCTGAAATACCAGCTGATTGGTATGTGTTTGCTAACTCAATAGAAGGGCAAGTTAAATTTGGAGCAATTGATCAGAAATTAAAAACTCCAATATCAGGTACTACAATTCCATTTAAATTAAAATTTACAGCTTTGCAAAACGGATTAGACATTAATACATTAATTAAAGTTACTCCTGCAATAGATGCTGCTAATTCTAAAGGAGCTCAATTAGGAATTAACTTGAACACAGATAAAATTAAATTAACAGGATATAACAACTTTTAAATATGAAAAACTTATTATCAATTGTTTTGATCGGCTTTATATTTATTACCGCAGGATGCAGTGATATAGAAGTTTTATCCACACCTGATATTAAATTAGGAGTTACAGCAAAATCCACAGATATACTAAGTGTAGTATCAACAGGTGGTACAGTTACAGTACAATACGCGGTTACGACTGGAGCTAAGTACTCTGTACAAGTATACAAATTTGCTGCTACTGAACCTACAAAAACATTACCATTAACTGCTGAAAGCGAGATTGTAACTAAAATATACGATTTCAAAGATTTAGAAGATGGAATATATGATATAACATTAACCGATATCAACGGGGTATCAGTTAAAAAACCATTAGTAATTAAACGTTAAAAATAAAATGGCAGAAGAAGCAGAAAACTCAGGTGGAGGATCATTAAAAGGCATCCTTATCGGTCTAGCAAGTACAGTAGCATTAGGTGTTGGTGGATATGTAACAAAAACACTTACAGGTGAAGGTAATGAACCAGCACCCCAAGCAGTAACAGCACCAGCTCCAGTAATTAATATTACTACTAACAACACACAACAACAAAAGAATGTTGTAGGTGGTGGTGGTAGTGGTGTAAAACCAGCTCCCGCACCTGCTCCAAAACCAAAACCTAAAACAGCTAAAGAAGAGCTAGAAGAAGCTCCTAAATGGTAATTAACAATGAAGTTATTTAAAGAAGAACAACCTATGGTAAAACCTACTCCTACGGGATTTAAGGATCTATTAAATGCAATGATGAAACGTAGATGGTATATTACCGCTATGGTTTTAGGTGGATTTATGTTAATAATTGGTGGTATATTTGCCGCTATTATTCAAGGCACCGAAATTGCGGGTGAATGGAAAGAATTAATGTTGTTATTACTTGGAGCATTTATTGGTTCATACGGTAAGATTATAGATTATTGGTTTTCAGATACTGATAAAGATAAAATGTTGGTTCAGAAAATGGATGAGGAAGATGGTGTCGCATTATCTGATACTAAAGGAGGTGACTCACCAGCTCCTGTACCAACTACCGAAAAGAAGGGCGTTGAAATCGATGAAGATGGGGATGGTGTGATGGATGGTTTAGATCATGATGGTGACGGTAAAATCGATGAATATTTCGCTCATCGCCAATGCGAACATGTATGGGGCGACTCAGACGGTGATGGTGATGAAGAATGTTTAAAGTGTGGTAAAATAAAGGATGTAGAGGAATCTATAGAAGAATAATTAAATGGAAAAGGTATATAAAATTTATTCAAAATTGGTTTTAGCTGGAATTATAATTGGCTTTAGCACTCAGATGTATTTTGTATACTTACATTTTACTAATCAGAATGAGAGAGCAAACCAAATAGCGGCTAAAATCTCAAAACAACCTTGGTAAAATGGAAATATTAAAAAAATTTATGGCAGGTGCCAATTCATTACTAGCTGATGAAAAAGGTGCTGTATCATCAAAACGATTTGTTGGTTTATTAGCTGCATTAACATTGTGTATTACAATGTATCAAAATTCATTTTCTGAAGCACATATTGCACCTGCAGAATCATTAGTAAATGCAGTAGCGTTACTTGCATTCGGTTCATTAGGTTTATCTTCAATAGATAAATTTACAGGAATGAAAAAACAAATTTCAGAAGCTACTAAAGCAGAAAAAAAAGAAGAAGAATATGAAGGCTAATTTATTGGTTTTATTCCTGTCTTTATTATGTTTACCAGTACTTGGACAAACTATTGGTTCTGTAAAGACAGAAGCATACCAAGCTGATTTTGAAAAGAAACAATCGATTGATGTTGTATCTGATTATGATGGACCTAAAATCCCAATCCAATTATTATCAATTGGGATTACAGATGAGATATTTGCAATGTATCCAGAACTTAAAGACAAACGTGTTGGTTTAGGTTTAACAAATATTGTAGTTGAATTTTTAGAAGAAACAAATCGATTTACATTTACTGAAGATAAAGCTGAAATTAAGAACAGAATGGTAAAACAATTCCAGGCGTCTCAATCAGGTTTTACAGAAAATAAATTAGATGGTAGAGGAAAAATTAAGCTTGCACAATATTTTGTATATGTAGAGGTATACGACTTCTCTGTTTCTGAAGATGAACAATTAAAATTGAAAGATGGTGTTAAGCAAACTCAAACTACCCGGTTGGGTCTACAAGTTAAGTTCGTTAACGCTGAAACTGCTGAGTATATCACTGGTTCAGGCTTAGGCGAAGCAAGTACAGTAAAACAAGGTGCGTTATCTGATTCGTTTGATGAGATTAAATTTAATCAATCAACAATCGGTATAACAACTAAAAAAGCGTTGGAAACAGCAGCTTCAAGAATAGTTTCACGTATGATTAAAAAGAAAGTGTTTACAAATTAAAATAAATAAAATGAAAAAGTTATTATTGATTACAATTTTGTGTTTGTCTGCAGTAGCTGCTAACGCACAAGAATTTTTCGGTTCCGCTACTAATAAAGGTATGGACGGATACTTAACAGGTGGTTATATCAAAAAAGGATGGGGTATTTATGCTGGTTTTAAGTATGATGCTGATCCAATGGTATCAACTAAAACAGGTAGTTTAGATAAAACTATGAAATTTGGTGTTATCCGTATGTTTGCTAGCGAGAAATTGATGTTAGGTATGGGTATTCAACCAGTAGGAAATGTAAATAAGCCAAATGTATGGTTAGGATATGCTCCTTTAAAATCAGAAGGACTTAAAATTTGGGTTATTGGTAATCTAGTTGGAAATAATTTCACGCCAGGCTTAGGTTTAACTTACAAATTGGATAAAATCCAATTCTAAGAACAAAGAGTACAACTGTAATAATTAACTATAAAAACAATAAACGATGCTATTAAAGCTAGGATCCGAAGGCGAAGATGTAAAAAAGCTTCAAGTAAAATTAGGTATAGAAGCCATTGGTAAATTTGGACCTAAAACAGACGCCGCTGTTAAAGCTTGGCAATCAGCTAATGGATTAAAAGCTGATGGTATTGTTGGAGATGGAACATGGTCAAAAATGTTTAGTACTTCAACTCCAGCAGTTAAACCAGCAGCCGCTCCAATTGCTAATTCAGGTAATTTAAAATTATCTAATTTAAAAGGACATATCCCAGATGCAGTAATCGCAATGATTCCTGACACAGCAGCTAAATTTGGTATTAATACACCATTACGTTTAGCTCACTTTTTAGCACAATGCGGACACGAATCAGGTGGTTTCCGTGCAACTCAAGAAAATTTAAATTATTCAGCTAAAGGACTAATGGGAATATTTAAAAAATATTTTCCAACAGCTGCATTAGCTGCTCAATACGAACGCAAACCTGCTAAAATTGCTGCTCGTGTCTATGGAAGTAGAATGGGTAATGGTAATGAAGCATCAGGTGAAGGGTATAAATTTCGCGGAAGAGGTTATATACAGTTAACTGGTAAAGAGAACTACACTGCATTCGGTAAGTCCATTGGAGAAGACATTTTGTCTAACCCAGATGTGGTTTCATCGAAATATGCCTTACTCTCAGCTGCTTGGTTTTTCTCTAAAAATGGATTACATAAGATAGCTGATAGTGGTGCTTCCGATGCTGTAGTTACTCAAATTACAAAACGTGTTAATGGTGGTACAATTGGTTTAGCTGATCGTATCAAGCATTTTAAAGAGTATTATAAATTATTAGCTTAATAAACAATTTAAACTTAAAAAAATATGGCTTGGTGGGATAAAGTTACAAAACCCTTTGAAGACGCATACGATGCAACTAAAGATGCTGCGGAAAAAGCAGCAAGAGAAACTGAAAGATTAGCTAGAGAAGCAGCTGAAGCAACTCAAAGAGCAGCTGAAGAAGCAGCACGAGTTGCTGCAGAACAAGCAGCTGAAGCTCAACGTATAGCTGAAGCAGCAGCACGTGAAACACAAAGATTAGCTGAAGAAGCTGCTAGAAAAGCAGAAGAATTAGCAGCAGAGGCGGCAAAATTAGCAACAGATACTTACAACTACGCTAAACATTTAGAAAATGATGTTGAAGCTAGAACAATTAGTATTACAGCAACAGTAGCTAGCACTACAACTGAATTAGCAAATGCCGGATTAGATGTAACATCAGATGAATTTAAAAAATTATCAGCTGAAGTTGAAAAACAAGTAATTGCTGGTATTGATGTAGTTGATGATTATGCTTGGGCTGCTTATGCTTGGTTAGATGAAAATGCATGTAGATTAGGATTAACAGCTGCTATCTCAATGGGATGTGTTGCTGCATTTACTCCAGCCCAACCAGCAGGAGCTGCAACTTCAACTACATTGTCATTTATGGCAACCCCAGTTTTATACATTGCGGATATGGCGGCTAAAATGGCAGTATCAACAGCAATGGGAGAAATAGTAGCAACTGGATTTTTAGCAATACCTGGTGTTGGTGGAAGTGTTGATGCTCAATTATTAAAAAATGTAATTTCAAATTGTATTTACTACAGCTTAGATTCAGCTGCATTGTGGGCTACTCCAGCAGGAGTTGGTATTGCAATCGGAGCTGCAGTAGCACCAGTTGTTGCAACTTTAGTATGTACTAGAACTTGTCCTGACGGATTTAGCAAAGCATTAGTTGCTTAATAAGTGAAGTATGTATTTGTATTCTTACTTTTAACTGTTTCATTTTTAAGTAAGGCACAAGTACTTACCAACGCATATTTTGACCCCTGTTCGAAACAAATGGTATTCTATGATGTTCCGATCGGGGGTTCTGTGTTGATTGTATATCGTAGTTCTGCTCGTTCGTTTTCATATGCTGAAGCAGCTAAAGGTGAGGTACAATTATGGGTAAATGAGCAAATGAAAGCTTATGTCTGTAAAGCCCAAGAAGTAGTTCAGCAAACCCAAACCCAAACAATATCTAACACAATTTCAGCAGTAGTAGCTCAAGCAGCAGCTCAAGTTGCGGCACAAACTGCTGCTCAAACCGCAGCTCAAACAGCAGCACAGACGGCAGCATCAACAGCTGCTAGTACCGCAGCATCTACTGCGGCTTCAACTGCAGCTAGTACTGCGGCTTCAACAGCTGCATCTACAGCTTCAGGTACTGCTGCTAATACTGCTGCTGGTGCCGCTGCTAGTACAGCATCAAGTACAGCTTCAAATACAGCATCAAGTAGTGCATCGTCAAGTGCATCATCTACAGCGAGTTCAAGCGCATCATCAGCGGGTAGTTCAGCACCAAGTGGTGGAAGCGCCCCAAGTGGTGGAGGTGGGAATGCTGGTGGAGGTGGCGGTGGATCTTCAGGTGGAGCTAAAGCTGAAGCTAAAGCAGAGGCTAAATCTGAAGCAAAATCCGAAGCTAAATCTGAAAGTAAAAGCGAATCTAAATCCGAATCAAAAGAAGAAAGTAAATCAGAGTCTAAATCTGAAAGTAAAGAAGAAAAGAAAGATGATGCTAAAGGGGAAGGAAAAAAAGACGAAAAGAAATCCGATAGTAAAAAAGACGAAAAGAAAGCTAAAACAGTAAATACAACAAACCCACTAGTAATTCAAGGAGATTTAGCAGCAATGCAAAATGCTGATAACACATTTACCCCAGTATTAGGTATATCAGCATCAAAATCTTCATTAATGGGTAATGAATCCTGGGGTGCTACTTCAATGATTCATTTAAATTTTAAACAATTAGCATTAACAGGTAAATATACTAAAATGTATACTACAAATGGTGCTGTTAGTCATGTTCGAAACTATTCATTAACATATGCAACTACATTTACAGATCATTTAACATTTGGGGGTTATACTTACATTAAATTATTAGGTAAAAAAGGTGTTACTGGTTATAACGTATCATTAATTGCTGGATTTTTAGGTTCAGGAGATCAAATGTATGGGCCTTCATTAACTGGGTTTTATATGAGACCATTAGAAACAAAAACTAAAGTAAAATTTACACCTGAAGTGTTTTTACTTTATTCTCCAACATCTTATATTACGAGTGATCCAATAATGAAAATAAATAAAAATTTTAATGTTATGTTAGGTAATTCATTTGATATTCCGTTAACTAAACGTTTTAGAGTAAACTTTAATATTAAATCAAATTTATCATCTGATTTGACTCCTCCAACTTTCTTTTTTACATTGGGTTCAAAACTCAATTTATAAAATGATTCCTTGTCTTTATTCTCAACCTAATGCTTTCTCCAAAGAACTTTGTGAGCAATTTATTAATTCATTTGAACAGTCTCAACTTAAAAAAGATTGTGACTCTAGATTAGATGATGGAACTATCCATAAAAAATCTACAGATATATACTTTCAAAATACAATTCAATCAGAGTGGTACATTAATGAAAAGGAATTGTGGTTTCCTTTAATGGAAGAATTAAATCAAATTTTAGATAAAAACTTATTTAAGTATTATGAGTTATATCCTGAATTAAATGGGTTACCCCCTATTGAAACAAGAAAATTCAACATGCAAAAATACAATCCAGGAGAGGGGTTTGCTAGATGGCATTTTGAAAACAATAATGGACTTCAAAGAATATTAGTTTGGATGATTTATCTAAATGATGTTAATGATGGGGGTACTGAATTTAAATACCAAAACCATTTAGAAAAAGCAGAACAAGGTAAATTATTAATTTGGCCAGCTGAATGGATATTTACTCATAAAGGCCAAATAAGCAATACAACAACTAAATATATCTTAACAGGATGGTTTGAGAGTGATATGTTTTTAGATATTTATAACAAATAATAATATGGAAGACCAAAATCAACAAAACCCAGAAGACGTAGTAGCATTTGATGTGCCTATGTTTATTCGTTTACTCGAATTTGCTCGTGAAGACGCAACTAATGACGAAGCATTACATCAAGCAACAGATAAAATTATTGAATTATGTCAAGATGGTCAAGTTTTAACTATGGATCAATACGATGAAATCGTAGCTGGAAACACTAAAACAGACACTTCAGGAATGAATGCAGTAGACGATAAAATAGAGCCAATGAATGAAATTAAATATCGTTGGAATAAAATTGCAGGTATAAAATAAAATGAAAAGTAATTTAACAGAAGCTCGTTTTCAATTTTTAGCAGGTGTAATTAATGAAAATGAAGTAAAAGAAAGTAAAAAAGGAGAAGAAATTATTTTAAATATAGCTCGTTCTTTACCTGATGATGCTACTTTAGATGATTTAGAGACAGCATTAAGAGAAAACGGTATTAATAATGCGGGAATTGTAGGATCTAATCCTAGAATGCTTGCTTATCCATATGCTACTCCAAATTTATACATTTATGAGTATACTGATGAAAAACGTAAAGCATATGCTGATTCAAACTCAAATTATGAAAAAATTAATAATACATTATACGCGTATTAATCTTAGTAAAATATTAAATAATGAAAAATAATTTAACAGAAGCACGTTTTCAATTTTTAGCAGGTGTAATTAATGAAAACGAATTTAAGCAATTAAACGAAATAGAAGATATAACATCAAAACTTGAAGCTGCTGGTTTGGATTTTAGTGATGGAATATTAGGAGGTGTTGGTTCTGGTGGAGGTGGTTATTACGATCCTGCATCAGATAAAATCAGTGGATTTAATTTAGATAAATTTGATGAAAATGAATTTAATAAATGGTATGATGGATTCGATAAAGATAGTTTTAATTCATTTACTTATGAAAAAGAATTTTCTGAGGATAATGAAGATGGAATCGATTATGATTCTTTATCTGATTTGAAACCAGGCATATATAGCATGACTGAGGAGAATGGATGTGCTGAAGTAAGCAGTAATGGAGATATTACATTATATGCAAATCCAATGCTTTCTGATGAAGAATTTAATGAGTTTAAACCTATTTTTTCATTAAACAGTGATGGGAGTGTAAAACCAGAAATGAGTAAAGAAGAAGTAAAAAATAAATTACAACAAAATCTTCAAAAACGAGGTGCTTGGGGTATAGTATAATACCGAATAAAATATTAAATAATGGAAGGACTTGTCAATCAAGTCTTTCCTAATTAAATTCAAGTTATAAATTTAAACAATAAGTTATGTGCGAAATTAGCAATTTAGAAATTACCAATTCAGGTAATGCAAATGGTATCTCACTCCATTTACAAGAAATCATTAAAACCGAAGGTAAAGAGCGCTCTCTAACCGTAGAAGAAAAACAAACCATTATTGATAATGCAACTGTTGCATATGGTAATTTCTTAGACGCATTAGGTGTTGATTGGAAAAACGATCCAAATTCATCAAACACTCCAAAACGTGTTGCTAAAGCATACGTTAATGATTTGTGGAGAGGTCGTTACGAAGTATTAGGCGATGTTACAGCATTCCCATCAGATGGTTATAATGGTATTGTATTAGAGCGCGATATTCCAGTAATATCAATGTGTTCTCACCACCACCAAGCAATTTTAGGTAAATGTCATATTGCATATGTACCTGGTCCTGAAAGTAAGGTAATCGGGTTATCAAAATTAAATCGTGTAGTTGAACATTTCTCACGTAGAGGTGCTATTCAAGAACAATTAACTATGGCTATTCATAATGCTATGAATCAATTAATTGTAGGTAACGAAGGTATTATGGTAATGATGCATGCAACACATAATTGTGTATCGTGTCGTGGAGTTAAGCATATGGGTGCTAGTATGATGACATCAGAAGTATCAGGTGTATTTGCTGATCATGCTAAAACAGCTAAGCAAGAAGTATTAGAAATGTTAAAATTTAACCTACAAGCATATATTTAATAAGTTATGGAACAAGAATTAGAAAATTGGAAAGAGCAAATTATCAAACAAGAAGTTGATAAAGATCGATTATACTTTGTATCCGAAGTAGAGGAATTTAACCAATTATTTGGTAAATTAAATAATAAAATACCTACGATTCCTGAAAAAATGGAACGTGATTTTATTTATAATTTCATTTTAGAGGAATTAGATGAATATAAACATGCAGCCGAAGAAGGAGATATTGTAGAAGTATTAGACGCCTTTTGTGATATTATGTATGTATTATCAGCGGGTATTATGGCGTTTGGTTTAAAAGATAAATTCTTAGCTGCATATAATGAAGTACAAGAGTCTAATCTATCTAAATCATGTGCTACAGAGGAAGAAGCTGATGCAACTGCTAAGTTTAGAACTGCTGCATCGCAACGCCCCTGTCATTTTGAAAAACGTGGTAATAAATTTGTAGTTTACCGCTCAGAAGACCGTAAAGTACAAAAATCATTATCATATTTTGCCCCTAATTTAAGACAATTTTTCACCGAAGAAGAATTAAAAAATGCAAAACATTAGAAATTACATCGAAAATAATCAGGGACTAGAAATATTTACTATTCCTAATTTTTTAAATGATGATGAATGTGATTATTTATGTAATCATATTGAAATTAATAATACTCGTTCTACTGTAGCTGGATCTGGATTAAAAAAATCAACATATGATAATGGACGCACAAGTAACACATCAGTAATTCCTGATAATGATCCTAAATTCCAATCTATTAATAATAAAATGTATGAGGAATTAGGAATTGCAAGTGAATATTCAGAACCTACTCAAGGTCAAATTTATCAGGAAGGTCAATATTTTAATTACCATAATGATTATTTTGATGGGGATGGTTATACTAATCATTGTTTAGCTAGTGGGCAACGAACATGGACTTTTATGATTTATTTAAATGATGTAGAAGAAGGAGGTGAAACTGACTTTCCACGTATAAATCAAAGAATAGCACCTCAAAAAGGAACCGCTGTTGTTTGGAAAAATTCAAATGGAACCGGAAGTGAAAACCCAGCCGGTCATCATTCGGGTTTAGCTGTCGTGAAAGGAAAGAAAATGATTATTACTAAATGGTTTAGAGAAAATATGTATAATTCCATCGAAGACGAAAGATTAGCAACAGAATATCATAATAAAAATAAAAAACGTAATTTTAATTCTCCAAGTGAATTACCAAAATTAAGCCCTTTAGGGTTTAAAGTAGTAAAAGTCCCAGAAAATACATGGAGATTAGTAAAAGAAGCATACAATTTATTACAATCAGTTAAAACAGTAGAAAGTTGGAATGGAATTACTGATTTTATTCATGATAATGATGGAAAAGCACCTGTTGAAATTTTTAACATGGATCATTGTTTTAGAATTAAAGAAATTATTTTAGAAGAATTAAAACCACTTCATCAAGAATTCGCCCAAGGACGTTCAATAGAACCTTTTTGTATTTATGGTATTAGATCTTATATGAGAGGAGCTATACTAGAAAATCATACAGATAGACCCCAAACACATCATGTTTCTTCTATTATTGTAGTTGATAAACAAGTAGATAAAGATTGGGCATTAGATTTTCAAGATCATGATGGTGAATGGCATAAAATATATGCTGAACCTGGGGATTTGATTTTATATGAATCAGCAATTTGTAAACATGGTAGAATAGAACCATTTGATGGTGAGTTCTATAGAAATATGTTTATACATTATAAATTATCAGATTATACTTATACAGGGCAATAAATGGATTATATAGTTGTAAGTACTAGCAAATGCGACTATCAAGCTTGGCAGTTAAAATTGTTATATTGGTCAATCAAAAAATCAAAACAAAAAGGTAAATTAGTATTATTAGTATCATCTGATGAATTACATGCTGGAGAAAATCCAGATTTTGATTTTCCATCAGATGTAACTATTATTAATCAACCTGATTGGGCTTGGAAATGGAAAACTGAAAACGATGATTGGTGGGGAGGTATTCCTAACAAGTATAAAGCAGTTGAATGGTTATGTGATAATAATTACTTCAAAGATGAAGATAAATTATTATTTTTAGATCCAGACATGGTGTTTAAGACACTAATAGATGTTGATATTGCAGATAATCAAGTAATAGGTCAAAAATTTATTCATTTTCAAGATTTACCTGATTGGAAAAAATATAGTAGTTCTGAAGGTATAATGTATCCTTTTGCTTTAAAATTTTCTACATTAAAGAAAATAAGCAAAGATTATACTAAATTCTGCGAACAAATAAGAAAGCAAACTGGAAAATGGGAATCTGAAATGTGGGGGCTGGATTATGCTTTGAAGGAAAATAACATTGATATCAAATTAATTGAAGATTGGGGTACTTGCACTGAATGGAATAGATTTAATGATAGAGATACTATTGGTAATTTAATTCATTATCCTAATGAAATATTAAATGAAAATAATGATAGAATATTCTTTAAACAAGATTATACATTCACCCCAGACCAAAAAATATTATTAAATACAACTAAAAATAAACTAGATAATCTACTACTTACAGATGTAGATCAACAACGTACAGACTATTTATATTATTTAAAATATAATTTTGATTCTATATTTAAATTTTATAATGGTTCTAAAGGGTATTTAAT